TCCGATCTGCGGTCATAGTGAGAAAGGAGGGGCGGCTTTGCCGCCCCTGGGGGTTATTTAGTGAGCTTCAACGCGGGAAGCGTCCTGCGTCCAGTTGAGGTTTTCTCCTTCAATTTCTTCGCCCGTCATTTGTTCAAAGACCATGAAGATTTCAACCTTGTTCCCTTCTGCATCATAGCCGGGAGCAGACCATTCTTCCATATAGCTGCCGTCTTCGTATTTGTCCGCATAGGAGCCAGGGAAAACCCTGTTGGTGTATTCCATCTGGCGCGCTGCATAGTAGGTCTTGCCTTCAAACTTGTAGCTGCCAAATTCACGTTCAAGAGCGGTCAGGTTGATTTCTTCTCCGTCTTCCGTGGTGATGATTTTGTTATCGTTCATTGTCTTGTTCTTTCTAGTTTTGTTATTTGGATTATGTCTTCGTTCGGTCCCTTACCTCCCGTCAACAAAATTAAGTTACTATAAAATTTATAGTAACGCAAGAGAAAAAATGAAAAAAGGTGAAAAAAGTTGTCATTCCGTTTTTGCTTGCGGCCTGGCGCAGAATATGAGAGAAGTAATTTGTTCTTTCTAGGAACACGTCAGCCCTCCGGGGCTGTGGATTAAAACGATCACAAGATCAGCACGAGCGGAAACGCTCATTCCCTTAAAAAGGGCGGTTCTTCGGGGCTGCCCTTTTTTATTCCTTCGGGACGGCAGGGGCGGCAAGTACCCGCCATCCGGCGCCGCTGCCATGTCCGCATTTGCGGAAGCGTTGTGCAGCACAAACCAGGAGCTTATAGACCTTTTTCCCCTTTTCTTCGCCGTACCGGTCTATCATGTAGAGTTTGAGATTCCGAGCCGTGACTTTCTCTCCATCCGGGGATTCCAGCAGCCATATCTTTGCATGGCAATTTGTCTCAAATTTCCCTGTTCTGGGGTGCTTCCTGGGGCCGGGAACTCCCCGATGCTTGCAAGCCTCCTGAAAGGCTTCTGACGTGATTTTCCGCCCCTTCTGGGCTGCATTCGCGCAAGGATAAGAGCAATGTTTCCGCCGAAAGAGTTTTTTAGCGCGGAATTCCTTTCCGCACACGGGGCAGGTGATAGTTTCCCAGGCGGCGTCATAGTGTGCCTTGAGGCAAGCGCGGGAGCAGTATACGCTTTCCCGCGCTCCGTAGCGCGGCGGAACATCCTTGCCGCATATAGGACACTTTTTCACAAAATCTGTATATGTGAGAGGGTCAGATTTGTCAATGGGCCCAGAAAGGAATGAACAAACAGAGTGCTTGATTTGCTAGCTACTTGTCCTCTAGAGTAGACCTGCAGGAAAAAGAAGCAATCACCTACCGCCAACAAGAAAATAGGACGGCCCAGCCTCTATACGGAGGCATTAGCCGACGAGATAGCCTCCCGTTTAGCCAACGGGGAAACGATGAAGTCCATTTGCTCGGACGATCACATGCCGGAGGTTTTAACTGTCTGGAGATGGAGGCACGAACGGGAAGAGTTTTGTAAACTCATTCAACGCGCGCGGGAAGCGCAGTCAGAAGCCATGCTCGACGAGTGTCAGTCTTTGTCAGATGCCGCTGCCCAGGTTGCCCTCGACCCCGAATGCGGATCCGCCTCCGTCGCTGCCAAGAAGCTCGCCATTGAAACGCGGCTGAAAGTTGCCGCCCGTTTTGCCCCCGAGAAATTCGGCGACCGAGTCCGGCAGGATGTAGCGGGCGTTCCCGGCGCTCCATTGGAACGCAAAATCACCCTGGACCCCGAGCAGCTTGCCCAGCTCCGGGAAGACGAGAAAACCGCGCTGGAAACCATTGCCGGCAAACTCCACCCTTAATCGAGCAGGAACCATCTCCCCGTCAGCTTCTTCCTCCGTCACATTCTCGGACTCGATCCTTATCCCTGGCAAATCGAGGCCATCAAGGCATTGCTTCTTGGAAAGGTGAGGCTGGGAGGTCGAAGCGTGGCCATGGTTGCTCCGAACGGATCGGGAAAGACGAGCCTATCCATTGCGCCCGCAATCCTGTGTTTCCTTACCTATTTTCCTCGGGGTCAGGTGCCAGTCACGTCATCATCATGGATGCAGGTAGAAAAACAGCTCTTTCCCGCGCTTCGCCGCTATATGGATAACCCTTTCTTTGACGGCTGGACATTCAACAAAACCGAAATCCGCACGCCGGAAGGAGGATTTGCCGTGGGATTCTCAACCGACAACGCGGGACGCGCAGAAGGGTGGCATCCGAAAATCTCGCCCGACGTGGATCCCGTCTTTTACGTCCTGGACGAAGCCAAGACCATTCCCGACTCCATCTTCACCGCTGTTTCCCGCTGCACGCTCTTCAACGCGTTCATCACCTCGTCGCCGGGTGCCGATTCCGGAACCTTTTACGACTGCTTCCACAAAAATTCATCCCTCTACTACAAAATCCGCGTTAAATACGAGGATTGCCCGCACATCGAAATCAACGATCCAGGCAAGGCCGAACGCCTGAAAAAAGAATACGGCGAACAGTCCTCCTTCTACCGCTCGGCCATCCTCGGCGAATTCACGGACCTTGACGGGCAATCCGTCATTTCCCGCCGCGCCATCATGGAGCTGCTCAACAACCCGCCTCCCTTTTTGGACACCGGGGAGACCTGCGGCGGCTTTGACTTCGCCGCCGGGGGTGATGAGAATGTCTTCGCGGCCGGACAGGGCAACCGTTTTTTCATCGCCGACCACTGGGCCGACCCAGACACTGTAGGAGCGCGCGGACGTTTCCGCCGAAAGGCCGCCGAACTCGGCATCTCTGCCGACCGCATCTTTGCCGACGGCGACGGACTGGGGCTTCCCATCATTGACGACTTCCGGGCTGAGGGTTTCCCCGTGCACTCCTACCGGGGAGGCTTCCCGGCAGATGACACACAAGCCTTTGTCAACCTCCGCGCCCAAGCATGGAGGGCACTAGCCCGAGCCATCGAAGAAAAAGAGCTCATTCTCGACATCGACGAGGATACCGTTGAGCAACTGGTCGCCCCCCGCCTCCAGACGGACGCGATTGGGCGCGTCAAAATCGAGAGCAAGGAGGACATGGCAAAGCGGGGCGTCCGCTCTCCAGACCGTGCTGACGCGCTCGTCATGGCCTGGCACGCGCGCCGGCACAGCGGACTTGTCCGGGAGCTTGGGACTTGGTATGCCAGACATCCGGCACAAAAACGCGCCATTGGCAGATATTAGGGTTGACAATATATCAACATATCTATATGTGTTGATTTATATTCAATCGCAGGGTAGTGAAACGGTATCATATGAGGTTCCTGTCCTCATGTCGGAGGTCCAACTCCTCCCCCTGCAACCAACCTTTTCTTTTCCTCCCGCCGCAGGTTTAACGCCGTCCGAAATATCCTCAACGCCCCGAAGCTGGTCGCCCAACAGGAGACCAGAATCAAGGAGCTGGAAACAGACCTCGCCCGGCAAGCCTTGACGGACCGGAGCCGCACTCCTGGCCGCCCTCAATGGTTTGAATACTGGGACCCTCTTCAGGGCGCCGGCTTGCAAACACTTATCGATGCACGCAACGAAGCCAGACGCGGCGCCTTTGCGCGGCAAATGCTCATCTGGGACGAGGTTATCTACTCGGACGGACTTCTGGGCATGCTCTACTCCCGGTTGATTGAAAGCGTTTCCATGCAGGGCTGGAAGATTGACGCCGCGGACGACAGCCCGGAAGCCCAGCAGCAGAAAAACGCCCTGGAAGAATTCTACAACTCCGTCAACGGACTTCAGCAGTCCTTCGGGCATCTGGCCTCCGCTCTGTTCTACGGCTACGCCCACCTCCAATATATTGAGGACGCCTGGGGCCGGAGGTTTGAATTCATTCCCCAGCGTTACTGGGTGCGGCCCGGGGAACTTAATGAGTGGCAATTTAACCCCCACTGTTATATCGGCGTCGATACCGGGGAAAGTGTGGAAGACGAAACTCTCGTCGTGATGGAGCACCGTTACCCCATCCTGTTCCCTGCTTCCCGCGCATCCTTTGAGCGCAACCACGCCAAGATGATCTGGGACAACCACATGGACCGTTACGGCTCCGCCCCGGCTATTATCACAGCCCCCAAGGAGGCAAGCGCCGCTGTTATGGACGCACTTGAGCGCGCCTGCGAAGAGCTCAAGTCTGGCGCATCCGTCGTCCTGCCTCCCGGCTGTACAGCAGAACCTCTCAAGGCATCCTCCATCAACGAAAACTACTTCCTATCCCGCATCAACATGGCCGACAAGGATCAGGTGCGGTTTGTGATGGCAGGAACCTTGACTGTTCTGAATGAATCGGGCTCCGGCACGCTGGCCGGGTCTGCCCATACGGACAGCTGGAACTCGGTGGTCTCCGCCGTGTGCTCCAAGGTAGCGGAAGCTTTTAACGCCTCCATCAGCCCGCTGGTGCTGAGAGACGGCGAACCGCTGGCCCGCCTCCAAATCACCTTTGACACCGTTCAGACGCCGCTGCAGAAGGCCGAGGAAATTGCCACTCTTGCGGATGGAGGCGTCCGTCCCGAGAAAACCGAAATCGAAGAAAAGATCGGCATGTCCATCGAAGACGCGAAGGCAGCCGATCCCGCAGCGGCTGCCGTCAACCGGGAACCGGAAGGCACATACATCCCCGCCGACGCTTACGAGCAGCTGCAGCAGCTCATTTATACCGGGCTCATGAAAGGATTTAGCGATGATCAGTACCAAACAAATCAATGACCTGTCCAATCCCGCCAACGGCTGGTTCCACGTCGAGAAAAGCGGAGATCATGAGGTCGACTACGGCGAGGGGCCTGCGGTGCTCCGCATAGACGAGCAGGCGATCAAGTCCATGGTGGATGAATTCAACTCCCGCACCTTTGACGGGCCCGGCATGCTCATTGACGGCGACCACTTGAGCCATGACCTTTCACGCGACACTCGCGCTCTCGGATGGCTCAAGCGGCTGGACACCTACCGCGATCCTTCCGGCGCGTTGGAGTTGTACGGCTTCATCGAATGGACGCCACGCGGGCAGCAAATGCTGGCCGACAAAGAATATACGCAATCCTCCACTGAATACGGAGAGGGCATGACGTTCGAGGGCGGCATTTACCGTCCCGCCAAGCTGACAGGCTTCGCCCTGACCAACCGTCCCCGAATTAAGGGGAAGCGCCCTCTGGTCAACCGACAGACTTCCCCCGCCTCCACGGAGACCGGGGGCGAACAACAAAGCCCCGAACAGGGGGAAAACAACCCAGAAACCAATATGGAAAACGACGATAGAGAATATCCGTCCAAGGAAATGGACAAGGCCCAGCGGGCCCTGTTTGATTCCCTGCTTGACAAGCTGGATGTCGAATTTGACGGCACCGACGACATGAGCAGGGACATCCTCGGACGCCTCGATGAACTGCTCTCGCTGGAAAAGCGGGAGAAAGACCACGTGAACGCCGAAGTGGACGACGCCGTCAGCACGTATGAAAACGAGCTGGACGAGGAAGAGCGCAAGGAATTCACGGAAGAACGCCGGGAAGAGCTGAAAAACTCTCTCCGGGAAAGTCCGGCCGCACTGGGCGCCTTTGTCAAGGCTCTCAATCGGTCCGCGAAGTCAAAGCCGCCGCATGACGTTGTTGACGAAAGCCGCCGAAATCCAGCTGGAAGAACGTCCTTGAACCGCCGCGCTACCCAGGCGCCGCCCAATCCGTTCCGCAAGAAGGAATCCATCGACGGATTCCAGAACCGCGTCGACGAATTAATGAAGGGCGGCATGAAGCGGTACGACGCCTTCCAGAAAGCCACCGAAGAAGGCTACATTGTAACCTCCGAACGATAACCCCAACCTGATACAAACCAATGCCATCACTCAATGTAACCCAGAAAAGCGCCATCGTCTATTTCAACACCCCGGAGGGTGTTGACCTGTGCGGACAGGAAGGAACCGTCGTGGCGCTGACCGCCAACCCGGACATCCCCGAGTTTATCGGGACGCCGTTGTCCGCCATCCCTACGCAGACACAGCTGCTCGGCGTAGTCCTGCAAGGGCAGCCCAACCAGGGAACCTGCGTCGCCGCCCTCGTCGGCATGTACGCCGGCCTGATCAAGGCGGCTCTTTCCGACACGCCGGGCACGATCAACGCCGGAACGCCCCTCACCATCACGGCCAACGGAGCATGGAAGGCCGCCGCCAGCGGTGAAACCGTCTATGCCCGCGTGATTCACGCCCAGTGGGAACAGGGCATGGTGGAAATCGGCTTCGTCCCCTCCTACCAGGTCGCGGCTGCGTAACATCAACCCCAACCAATAGAAAGACCAAAAAACAAGGGCTACTCCATTTTGCTCAGCCGTCCAGTTCACCGATGTCCTGACCGCCTACTCAGCCGGCTCCGGGAACACCGAAGAGAACTCCATTATCAGCCGCATCGCGCCGATCGTCCCGGTTTACGACCTCAATTTCCAGTACAAGGTCTGGGACACGGAATCTGCCTTTACGGTCCAGCCGATCCAGGTGGGACCGGGCGAACCTCCCCGCCAGACCGTCCTGCGCGGCAGGAACGAAACCGACACCCTTCAGGGGTACGGCTTAACCTTGCCGATTCCGGACGCCTTGCTGGGCGTCAACCGCGAAAAGGCGCAGGCTATCACCCTGGCGGAATACAAGCTCATCGAATCACAGTTTGTGACCTCGTATGAATATGAACGCGCCAAGCTCATCACCAGCCAGTTGCCTGCCGCAGCCGGTTACGGGGACTGGGCCAACGAACAGAAGAATCCGCTGACGGATCTGGATAATGCCATCCTGTCCATCAATGCGGCGACTGGACACATGCCTAACACCATCGTCTTTGGCATCAACGCCTGGCAGCTCCTGCGAGCCAACCCCATTGCCAGACAGGTGGTGTCATTCAACAGTGTCGGCCTCTTCAACGAAGACCTGCTCCGCAATGCGCTGATTCGGCCTATCAGGGATATTTACATCGCAGCCATGCCCTACCGCGACGCTTCCGGCGACGCCAAGACCATCATGGAGAACGAAGTCTATGTCCTGTACAAGGAAGACTCCCCGACGCAGTTCGACGCCTCTGCCATCAAGACGTTTGGTTTGTCCGGCAAGCTCCGCCGCGAAGTCATCACGGAATACAAGCCGACGCCCGCTTTGACGCTGGTAACCAACCGCGTCTACTCGCTGACCAAGCTGACCAACCCGTCCGCCATCGTCCGCATCGACGCGACGGCCACGGCTTAACCCACCCAACCCGCCTCCATCATGTCCGCCTTTCCCGCCTGGTCCACCATCACTACGGATGAAGCCGACCGACTCCTCGGCCTCAACACTGCGGAGCGCGACGCCCTGGTGAAAGCCGGGGAGCTGCGCAGCCTGGACTACCGGGACGTCATGATGGAGGCGGTCAACGATGTCTGCATGGCCATCCGCGGGGCGCTGGCCAACAACCTCGCCCTGCGGCAATCGCTCCAGAATAGCGGCATGTACGACATCCCGCAGAGCATGCGCTCCCTGGCGTGGCCGCTGATCATCCGGCAGCTTTACCTGCGCTACCAGATCAACCTGACCGAAACGCGCCAGAAAGCCGCTGAATCGGCCGATGAGATGCTGGCCCGCTATGCACGAGGCGAAATGCTGCCGGAAAGCGTAGACGGCGCCGCCCCGGCGGACCCCGCCTACATGATGCCGCGCTTCACTCAGCGCCCCTGGTTCAACCCCATGAGAAGCACCTACCGATGATGACCGCCGCCCAGATGGAGATGATCGCCAACGACTACGCCGAACGCGCCTTTTTCGTGTCCGGCGTGGAGCCCGGCGTTATCCTGTCCGACTT